GATCCAACGAAAATTTTGAATGATTTGCAAGCTCAAGAAGCTCAAGAAAAAATTAGAAAGAAAATATCAGAAACTAATCCCGCTGAGGCAGGAACTATCGCCAAAGAAGCTGGAGATAGAAATAGAAACAGACAATCAACTACAGATGAAGAAACTCAAAAAATTGCCAACACAAACTTAGCAAATGAGATTGTTGACTATACAAATAAATGGGAGGAAGAAGGGTTATCAGGAAAACCTCCGACTTTTGATTCAAGCCCATCTCAAGAAAATGTCGATGAACTTAAAAAAGCTTACTTCACAGCAAAAATTCAAAAAACAAAAGATGACATCGACACACTGAAGCGTAGAGCTGAGGATGTCGGAATCAGTCAGGGAGTTATTGATCTTTACACTTCTGATGAGCCAACAGAAATTTCTCCTGATTCACCGTTAAGTGTATTAGAAGATGCATCTAGTGACTTAAATAGAAATATGAACAATCTAGGTGACTCTATTAACGACAAAATAGAAGAAGAAAATCGCAAAAAACAGGCTCAACAAGCCGCAGAAGAAGCAGCAATTAACGCAGTTACAACACCTCAGACAGATAAGTCTAATACAATCTACTACTATCTATTGGCTCTTAAGAGGGCCCCAATAGGCGTCATAGCAGATATACCGGATAACATAGTCAGAGGCCCATTTGTTAGATTTGAGCGCCAAGATGACAGTCCGGAAGGGTATCGAGTTTTCTATCTCTATAGAGGCGATGATCCGGATCCAAGACTATTAACCATAAAGGAATAACAAACAATGGCTAGATTTTTTATTGACAATCCTAGAGGACAAACGCCTTCAAACTTGATGTATTTTAAATCCAAGTGGCAAGTGCAAGCATACCCTGAAAACAATGGTCGTGGTCCGGAGATGATAAAAGATTTAAGCTTTATCGAAATGAACCACTATGGCTTAATAGATCATCTGAACAACTCGGTTATCCCGAATACAGATTTTTTAGTCGACATTGGAAGTGGAAGACTGCTAGATTTTGTCGCTGACTCGTATTCACTTTTAAGGCTAAATTATCAGACGGCTTTGTCTAAAGGACAAATTTCAAACAATGACAATGTTTTTGGTGATATGGATATTATTCAATCATATATAAACCCCAAGGCAAAATATGGAGAATACCTTGACAGCATTCTCCAATTTTACAACGAAACACACATACCAAATATCATTGGTATACGTAGTATAACATCTTATGAAGACTATGTCAAGTATTTTTTTGATTTTTTATTAAATAATTTTGATGACTCTCCAATAACAATGACAAGATGGAACAGTTCTATACTATCAAACGTCCTTGACACCGGCTTAGCATTCTCATATGCTGATATTGATTACGAGAATGATTTTTTAAAAGCACAACAAATTATTGATTCATTATGTTTTCCTTTCATGAAAAATTTAACATTAAACATGAGTTTTTCTATTGTTCATCATACACCTAATATCTTTCTTTACGATTTAAATTCACCAGCAGGTTCATCTATAAGAAATTCTTATGGCTTATATAACCTACAATATATTTTCAATGAAAGATTTATAAAAACATATACTGTAGATAATAATATATTATATAATACTATTAATAATAATTATAATAAATATGTTTTCAAAAACTCCTCCACAAAAGTAGTCAGCACTGTTTGGAATGGAAAATGTAACAAAACAGTTTCTGAATACATTGAGTTGTCAATCATCGACCCAAGCACCAGACCTTACAGCGATGCGCATGAATTAAAAATATATTGCATGCTCAGAAACAAAGAAGAAGGAAGTCCGTTTACACCCCAAAAAGTCAATAACATTTTCAAAAAATCAAATTATTTTCTTAAAAAACTTGACAAACCCTCAGCAATGAGTTATATTAATAATATGTTCAAAGATCAAATCTGGAACAAAGACTATGGGTTTCATGACAGAATGGAAGCCATGCTTGGTAAAACTATAACAGAGGCACAACGAGAACAGACTGGAGGAGGTCCGTCATCGGGTGGCTCGTCTTATTAGGAGGACAAATGCTATTTCAATTGATGGACAATAAAGTCGATTGTGCTGGGACATATCTCAGCGGGCAGTTCGTTTGGGATAAGATCCCAGACGGTATAACAAAAACATGGTCTTATTCTGACCATCTATTCGGCAGAGACATCGAATATGCCAATTTGTTGGTGTCTGGTAAGCCGATAGAGACCGTTTGTCCCCAACACCTAAGGGAACGTTGGGATTCGGTCAAAGGCTTGCTGAGAAGCCATTACAAGGCTCTGACGGCATCGAAGGTTGATCTCGGAGACGTTTGCTTTTACGACGTTGTTCCCCAAAAACACCTTCAACATTACTTCGAATTGAAAAACGAAATAACTCAGTGGGTATTTGACAACGTTGAGAAACCTGACAACTATAATTTTTTAAAACGAGTGCAGGCAGCCACCCGAGAATTAAAAAGACACCCAGTCAACCTAAATTCATTTGCGGTTTACGTTAGCAGTGCAGATTGTATGAAGGCAAAGCACTTGTATGATCAGTTCGGGGAGGAAACACCGTATGTTGACTATGACATCTTTGGAACCGTCACTGGTCGACTAACGACAAAGAAAAACTCGTTTCCTATTTTGAATCTCAAGAAAGAACTCAAGAATCATGTTAATCCAAACAACGATGTGTTTCTTGAACTTGACTTTAACGCTGCTGAGGTCCGAACAATGCTGGCACTTCAAGGCCACGAACAACCAGAGGAGGATATCCATGAGTGGAATATCAAAAACATATTTAAAAAAGATATTAGCCGAGAGAAAGCTAAAACAAAATTATTCGCATGGCTATACAACGAAGAATCTCAATCAATCCAATCGGATTTCTACGATAGAGAAAGTCTTAAACAAAAGTTCTATCGTGATGGAAAAGTTGAAACTCCATTCGGACGATCAATTGATGCTCCCGTTCGTAAAGCCCTCAACTACCTATTGCAATCATCTTCCTCCGATAACACCCTCGACCGTTTTTGCAAAATTTCTAACTTCCTTAGGGCAACACGATCAAATGTTGCTTTTGTTGTTCATGATAGCGTTGTCATCGACTTACACAAAGATGACAGATTCTTAATACCGCAATTGGTTGAAATGTTTGGAGACACCAAACTTGGAAAGTTTAAAGTTAATTGTTCTTTAGGAAAAAATTTAGGTCACATGAAGGAGTTCACATGGTAAGTTTATTATTATTTTTAGCAACAGCGCAAGCATCAGATGTTTATGAGATATGTATGGTAAAAAATCAAACATGGTCAGAAAGATATCAGGTATTCGAAACAACAAACACAACAACATATTATTCATACAAGCCAATTCAGTTTATTGTTCATAAAAAATCTTTTGAACTTAACAGAGATGCATATCCAATAGTTAAAAACTTTGTAGAAGGTGATCAACAGTGCTTTAGAAATCACGGAAACTCTAAAGTATGTTTGGACAAAGACAACAAATTGTTTTATTGGGAAAAAAATACCAGAGCAGGTGCAACACATCGAGATGTAATGTATATATGTTCAAAAAACGGAGAGGCAATGTGATTGCTAAACTTTCTTGTGGAGATCTCGTTAAGGTTGTCAACTCTCAGACAACGGGATTTCAACATGGGGAAATCGGTGTGGTCACAAGATCAGAAAGGATGAGTGATAAACATATTATTTACTGGGTTCTTTTTGGCAAGGAAAAATGCGAGGTTCCGATGTGGGATGTAGAGATAGAAAAGATTGCTTAGTTGAAATTGGAGATTTAGTTGTTGTTGTTTATCCATTTATGGAATGGGATTGGCAAAGATATAAAATTGGTGATATAGGTATTGTTTTAAGGATTTCTCACTATTCAGAATACAGCGTTGTCAGAGCAAGACTATTTAGAACTGGTAAAGTTGAACCTATACCAACAGATTACGTAATTAAATTGGGAGATGACAATGGATGTGGGAGATCTGGTAGTTTTAACTGAGTCGCCATTCGAAGAAAGAAATATTTTTGGATACAAGAACGGGGACCTTGGATTAATTAAAAAAATTGTTTACAGCGACAAAAGAGTTTTTAAAACTTGTCTCGTTATTTTATTAAAAGATTTTAAAGAGTATCATATTCCAAATACATACATGATGAAACTGGAGAAAAAATGTTAATGGTCGGACTCGGCGAAGCAGGAAAGAATATTGTCAATTTATTCAAGCCTCACACAAAAAATTACAAAATTATTGTTCTCGACGAAAACGAAGGAATAGAAAGACAAGAATCAGTCGAAGAATATGACGCACACCCCATCAAACTTAAGCAGAAAGGGCTCAAATCTCACGATGAAGCCTTTTTATTTCTCTGTGGGAGTGGAAAGATAGCCGGAGCATCTCTACGTGTTCTTGAGACCCTGAAGGACTTTAAAACGACTGTTGTTTATCTTGTTCCGGACCTTGAATTTGCATCTGATCGAGAACAAAGACGTCATCGGGTTCACTTTGGGGTCCTACAGGAGTATACCCGCTCAGGTATGATACATGAGATGTTAATTCTTGACAACAAAACATTATTTACACACGTAGGCGCAGGCACAGCGCTTAAATATTATGAGAAGGTGAATTATTTTATTTACAGCACAATTCAAAACATTATGTATTGCAGACATGTCAATCCAGACTTCGGAAAGCTGCATCAAAAAAAAGATATCTCTAGAATATCGACAATTGGGATGGGAAAGCTTGAAGAAGAAGAAAAATTACTTTTTCCACTTGACAACATCACAGAAACATGCTATACTATTAATATAGATGAGGAGGATCTAAACAATGACGAATCAATTATTCCAAAATGTCAACGAATTGTCAGAGACAACAAAGAAAAAAATAGAGACACGTCTTTCGCAATATGGAAATCATCTGAAGATAATCACTTCTTCTCAATCCACTACACTCATTATATACAGGAGTGATAATTTAATGGAGGACGATCATGAACGAAGACATAAAAACATTGAAGCTTCTCGTGAGGAACAAAAGAGAACTTGAAAAAGCAGAAGAGAGAATTCTTGAAGCGATCGCTATGGATTATAGACAAGGAATTCAAACCGAAGAGTTTGTCACCCAGAAAGTTTTTGAGATCTCGAACTTAATTCTCGCTCTTAACGAGAACATAAAGAAGTGCCAAGAAAAAATTAGAAAAAAATCATAAATTTACTTGACAAACCTTTTCAAATATGTTATAATAATAATATAAAGAAAATCAAGGAACACAATGAAACTTATTCTTGCATGCGTATTCTTTGTATTTGCCTTTACTTGGTTTTGGTATTGGCTCTATGAAAGATACTAAAAAAATTAAAAAAATACTTGACAAGGTATCAAAACTATGTTATAATATATATACTCAATCAAACTGTAGGAGGTAATATGAGTAACACAAACAATACAATCAACGTAACAGTCTACACTGGAACATTTACAAAGTCTAATGGACAATCTCGCACGATGAACTTTATTCGTCCGTCTGAAGCTCCGTCTGGAACTTTTCCAAGTTCATTGAAAGAACGCTCATTGCGACCTGGCTTTGAAACCGTATGGGATATTGATGCTGGGGGCTATCGCACCTTTAATTCAAACTCTCAAGTAGGTTCTCTGTCTAGTTCTACTCGATCTGTTACCGTAGACTTGTTCTAAGTTTATGCTTCATAGGCTCGCACCCTGCCTTAAAGGGTGCTCTGCACTTGTAGCTCAGCTGGATAGAGCATCCGCCTTCTAAGCGGACGGTCATAGGTTCGAATCCTATCAAGTGTATGGGCACTTGGCGCAGCGGTTAGCGCATCCGACTCATAATCGGCTGGTCCAGGGTTCAAATCCCTGAGTGCCCACTTTTTGCAAAAATCGAAAAATGCCGAAAATTTTTTTTGACCAATTTTTGAGATTTTAACTTTCTGGAGGACAAATGAAAAATTTTATTCTTACTATTCTAGAATTTTCTTGCAAGTTCTTGGCAGCAATATTTTGTCTTGGCTTAATTTTTGCACCAATTCGAGCATTAACGCATATTCACATGCCTCTCAACATTGTGCTATTGACATTGTTTGTTGAAGGGTCAATTAATGGCGTGTTTGCTTATGGATTTTGGAAATTATCAGAAAAAATGAAAAAAAATGAAGAAATTACTTGACATACCCTTTTGGATATGTTATAATAAGAATGGAAGTATGGTTAAGACCCTGCTTACCTTAGTGATAAAACACAAAAAAATAGATTAACCTTAGGAGAAAAACTATGCCTATTAATTTAGATGCAATGCGAGCAAAGCTCGAACAATCAAAAAACGGTGGGAAACCATCGGGAAGCAAAAGCACAATGTGGAGACCTCAAGCAGGTGCACAACACATTCGTATTCTTCCGACAGCGGACGGTGACCCGTTCCGTGAATTTCATTTCCACTACAATGTTGGAAAAAACCCTGGAATCTACTGTTCCAAACGTAATGATGGTGGCGAATGTCCTATCTGCGACTTTGCGTCAAAACTTTGGCGAGACGGAGTTGCAAACGACGATCAAAACCTCAAAAATGAAGCAAAAAAGTTATTTGCACGAAAGCGATATTATTCCCCAGTTCTCGTTCGAGGAAATGAGTCTGAAGGTGTAAAAATCTGGGCTTATGGTAAAACTGCTTATGAAACTCTCTTGGGCTATGTGCTTGATCCTGATTATGGTGATATCACTGACCCTCAAACAGGGACTGACATTAAGTTAACTTACACAATCCCAGGCACACCTGGCTCTTTCCCGAAGACAGCTTTACAACCACGCCGTCGTCCTTCTGTCCTCTGTGACGACGCAATTGCAGATTGCCAGGATCTTCTAGATTCTGTTCCAAATATAGACAATCTGTTTGAAGTAAAGACTGTTGAAGAAGTCCAGGCTCTGTTGGATGGTTACTTGTCCTCCGATACCTCAGCAGAGTCCTCTTCTTCCGAAACTCAGATGTTCAAGAAGAAAACTGGAGAGTCCGTAGACGCCGCTTTCGCTGCATTCATGTCAGAAGAATAGTTGTAGGTCCTCCTGTGTTGTAAGGGTTTGGCCGTTTACCCCTTGGTTGAAAAAAACGGCCCTGTTTTTATGTAAGGAGAAATTATGACTACATTAATTTTAACTCTTCTCTTCGCATGCGGAGATAAAGAGGAAGAAACTGACTCGGCTGCTGAAGAAGCAGTAGAGGAGGTTGCTGAAGAATCCACCGAAGAAGAAGCTGAAGACACAGCAACTTCCGAGGAGGAGTAATGGCTAAAGCAGGTAAGATTGACATTAACTCGATGAAGAAATTCGTCAACAAAAAGGTCGGACTAGATATTGCTCACGATCTTAATCAAGACAATCCTACCGAGGTCAAAGAATGGATTCCGACTGGCTCACGCTGGTTGGACTCTATTATCTGCCGAGGTCAAATGGCTGGTATTCCCGTTGGGAAGATCACAGAACTAGCCGGACTTTCTTCGGCTGGTAAGTCTTATATGGCTTGTCAAATCGCTACTCAAGCACAAAAGAAAGGACATTGCGTTGTTTACTTTGATGCAGAGTCAGCAATCGATCCTGCTTTTCTTACAAGCACTGGGATCGATATCAACAATGACTTCTTGTATATTCAAGCAGTCTCAGTTGAAAAGACATTGGAAACAATTGAGGATCTCATGACCGAATATCCAGAGACACAGTTTCTGTTTATTTGGGACTCAATCGCAGCGACTTCTTCCGAGAAGGACCTCGAAGGAGATTTTAATCCTCAATCATCAATGGCGGTAAAGCCTCGGATCTTTGCGAAAGCATTCCCGAAACTCACTATCCCATTGGCTAATCAACAATGCACATTATTGCTTATCAATCAATTAAAGACCAACATTGCAGCACAAGGCTGGGAAGCTCTAGTGACTCCTTATGTTGCTCCAGGTGGTAAAGCAATTGAATATTTCTGCTCTCTACGAATTTGGCTTACAAAACCAAAATCTAAGAAATACTTCATCACTGATGAGAATGGTCTTCGTGAAGGATCTTCAGTAAAAGTGAAGATTGAAAAGTCTCGCTTTGGGTCTGAAGGTCGCACATGTGGATTCCAAATCACATGGGGCAAGAGTGTAGGTATTCAAGATGAAGAATCTTGGTTTGAAGCGCTGAAGGCATCTGGCTCTAATCGTTTTAAGACTGGTGCATGGAATAAAATGTTTGACCGTGATGGTAAGGAGTTTAAGTTTCAACGTTCTAGTTGGACCAAGAAGCTTCAAGACAAGGAGTTCCGAGCATGTGTATTCGACATCATGGATGAAGAAATCATCAAACTTTTTGAGTCCGAAGGTAAGAACTTCGGTATCGAAGGAGAGTCCGAAGAAGCTTAAATGCTGAAGGTAACTCATAAGCCTCGTTGGTTCGCCATCGGGGCTTTTTTTGTTTTTGAGGCACTATTTAAGGTGATTAAAGGAGATTTGCAAATGAATTGGAGAAAACAAGCTGTCGAAAAAGCAATAGTGGATTTAGAAAGTCATATAGAAGATTTGAAAAAAGTTAAAGAAGAGATCAATTGGAGCAATCCTCCCGCAGAAGAAATTGCAGAAATAATGGAGCAACTCTTCAGAGAAAGAGCGAACATAGCAAATAGGATTTTTATGGACTATCCTCCATCTTATCCAAACAATAGATACTACGACCCAGACCCAGATTCTCCTTTTAGAATGGCAGATTTTCAAAACAGTTATGCAGAATCATATTCGTATCCAATAATCGTTGGTCGCTTAACGTTGAATGAAACTCGCATTGACTCTACAATTAAGAGAATAAATTTATTTATTAAACAATTAAAAGTAAAATCAAGACGAAGAAGTGATTTTCAAGAGAATAACTCATTCCAACTTACAGAAGCAAAACTTAAACAAATGATTCTTGAAACTATGCAGCGATCTACACACTATGAGAAGCTAAGAGCCTTGATGGGAACCATGGAAGGTTATTTTCAGGCAGAATCTTTGTATGAAATGCTTAAAGGAACATTTGACGAAGAAGAACAAATGCACATGGACATTTTTTTTGAGCCACTAATTTTAGCTAGAGAACGAAAAGCAGCAGATGAAAGATATAAAGAAGCATATGCAAAATTTAAAGCTCTAGAACAAGCATTCCACTATGATGGTGATGAAGATTATGATGCTATGGAAAAAGCTTTTTACCAAATGGAGGAAGCCGAAATAGCGATGGATGAAAAGAATCAGGAATTTGGTAAGTCTTTTGTCAAAATGAAATCTCATGTAAAAAACAATCCCTCAGTATCACCAGACAACTTTCCAAGGGTAGTGACCGAGGCTTCTTTTAAAATTATGACTGGAACTGAATTAAAGCCGTAAAAATCAAAATAATGCTTGACAAACCCTCTAAGAAATGTTATAATACGTATACAACTTGGAGGATAAATGAAAAACGTTATTATTATTGACGCGTTGAACATGTTTCTACGCTCGTATGTGGTTTCCCCACATCTGAACAAAAAAGGGTGGCCCATAGGAGGCACCATAGGCTTCATGAAGAGTCTTCAGAAGGTGGCTAGGGATTTTGACGCTGATGAGATTATCGTGGCTTGGGACGGCCATGAGGGCTCTCAACGTCGACGTTCAATGAACAAGGACTACAAAGGTGGGCGAAAACCAATTAGGTTCAACAGACGCATGGTTGAGTTGCCTGAGGATAAAGAAGAAGCCAACAAAGGCTTCCAACAAGTAAGGTTAATGGAATACCTCAACGAGATGCCCGTCATTCAACTCATAGCAGACTTCACAGAGGCAGATGACATCATTGCATTAGTAATCAACCACCCTCGTTACAATGGCTGGAAAAAGACGATTATTTCCAGCGACAAGGACTTCTTTCAGTTGTGTCGAGACGATGTTCAAATATATCGCCCAATACAAAAAAAGATTGTCACAAAACAGACTATTATCGATGACTTCAAGATACACCCAAAGAACTTCGCCGTTGCTAGAGCCATCGAGGGAGATAAGTCCGATAACTTACCAGGCATCAGAGGAGCAGGACTCAAGACGATTGCAAAGCGTTTCCCTTATCTTATTCGGGAGGACGAATACGAAGTAGCAGATATTATCAGGGACTGTGCCATGCAAGGTAAAAAATTAAAAATTCATGAAAATATTCAAAACAACGAAAAATTAATTAAAGATAACTATGCGATTATGCAACTGCAATTTCCTAACATCAGACCAATGAACAGAGAAATTATCAAGAATGCAATTAACGACTTCGAACCGTATTTTGATAAAATAAAATTTTCTCAAATGTT